ATCTTGTACAACCGCCATATAACCTAGATTATCTTTCACAAATTTACGAAATATCTCCATACAATTATGCAGCAATTAATGCTAAGGTTTCAAACATTGTCGGACTTGGATATTCTTTTGTTGAAACAAGTAGAACTAAAGAAGCATTAGACTCGATAACAGATTCAAAGCAATTAGATAGAGCAAGAAATAAACTAGAAAGACTAAGACTTGCTTTAGACGAATGGCTAGAGTCAACAAACGAAGAAGAAACATTTACAGAAACTTTAATTAAAGCCTATGTAGATTTAGAAGCCACAGGAAACGGTTTTATTGAAATAGGAAGAACATCGGCTGGAAACATAGGATACATTGGACATATTCCAGCAAAGACCATGCGTGTAAGAAGATTGCGTGATGGATTTATTCAGCTGCTTTATGGCAAGGCAGTATATTTTAGAAACTTTGGAGACACAGAAACCCCAAGCCCAATTTCCTCACAAGAAGGAAGACCAAATGAAATTATTCATTTAAAAAAATATACTCCAATGAATAATTATTACGGAATACCAGATATTATTGCAGCACAAAATGCAATGGCTGGAAACGAATTTGCTGGTAAATACAACTTAGATTATTTTGAAAATAAAGCAGTCCCTAGATATATTATCACCGTAAAGGGAGCAAAACTTTCACCAGAATCAGAAAGAAAATTGCTTGAATTTTTCCAGGTTGGACTAAGAGGTAAAAATCATAGATCTCTATATATTCCCCTTCCAGCAGATACACCTGATTCAAAAACAGAATTTAAAATGGAACCAATTGAAGCAGGGTCACAGGAATCTTCATTTAATATTTATAGGCAGTCAAATCGTGATGAAATTTTATTATCACATAGAGTTCCAATTAATAAAGTAGGAACACCAGCAGGGGTTAATTTAGCAGTTGCCCGTGATGCAGATAAAACATTTAAAGAGCAGGTTTGCAGGCCAGCCCAGGATAATTTAGAAAAGAAAATAAATAGAATTATCTCTGAAAAAACCGATGCCCTTGTAATTAAATTTAATGAGTTAACATTAACCGATGAAGATACCCAGTCTAAAATTGATGAAAGATATTTGAGAATGCAGGTATTAACACCGAATGAGGTTAGAATTAGAAAAGGAATGATTCCAATTGATGGTGGAGATAAAGTAATTGAATTAAAGCCACAGCAACAGGCAGAAACCAGAGCTCAGGCAGGAAAAACACGGGCAAGGGATTCTGAAAGATCTGCAAATTCCCCAGATATTTCTGGAGAGGGAAGAAATACTCAGGGCGACGGAAGGCAAGTCGACTAACCCTACTCAACCATTATTTGCCTTTTTACATATAAGTAAGTAAAATTAAGCATATGAATATTGAAAAATCATATTGGTCTTCCAATGGTGATAGTATAAATTTATCGGTTCCTTTTACAAAGGTCAACCGAGAAAAGAGAACCGTCTCTGGATTTGCTACACTAGATAATATTGACCAAACTGGAGATGTTGTAACATCTGAAGCAAGCCTAAAAGCATTTGAAAGCTTTAGAGGTAACATACGTGAAATGCATACGCCTCTTGCGGTAGGAAAGATGCTTTCATTTAAACCAGAAACATTTTATGATCCAATATCAAAATCTTTTTATAGTGGAATTTATGTAGACGTATACGTATCAAAGGGAGCACAAGACACTTGGGAAAAAGTTCTTGATGGCACACTTACTGGATTTTCAATAGGCGGAAAAATTACAGAGTCAGACAATGAAGTTAATAAGTCAGACGGAAAGTCTGTTAGATTTATAAAGTCTTATGATCTTATTGAGCTATCAATTGTAGACTCTCCAGCAAACGAGTTATGCAATGTACTTTCAATTCAAAAGTCTAATGGTAAATTGATATTTAAAGGAATGGCTACAGAAGTAATTGCAGAAAATATTTTTTATTGTGAGGATAGCGATTCGGTATTCATGTCTACAGAGTCATCTTACAATTCACCAGTGACTGGTAAACCAGCAACACTTATTGGATGGGTGGAATCCAATGATGTTAACAAATCGAAAGAAATAGATAAGATTCTTGATTTACATAAAAAGTCAAGATTGTCGTTGCCTGAAATACAAACAATTGCAAAACAGGCAAACGTAGAAGGAGGTAATGAAGTGTCAGAAAACACAGAAAATACAGTAGTTGAAACTACCGTAGAAGAAACACCAGCTGTTGCAGAAGCATCAGTTGTTGAAAAAGCTGTTGCGGAAGTTGCAGTTACAGAAGACGCTCCTGCCGAATCTCTAGAAAAAGCAGCCGACGTATCAGAAGTTATGGTTGATGAACCTGATTTTGCAAAAATGTTAGGCGACTTAAAGGGATTCTTCTCAGATACTTTGGCAAAAGCAACAGAGGCAAATGCAGCACAGGTCCTAGATATTAAGGGAACTGTTGAAGCGTTTAGCAAGAATGTAGATGCTAGAATTTCAGAGTTAGCAGAAAAGTCAGTAGCACTAAGTGCAGCCGTTGAAGAAATCAAGGGCACAATCAACAACGTTGAAAAGCGTGTTGACGCAGTAGAATCAGATACTGCATTTAAGAAGTCCTCAGACCTTGGCGGGTCTCAGGAGGTAGTAATAAACAAATCTAAATGGAACGGTTCTTTCCTCGGTTCCGTGAACGAATTATTTAAATAAGAAAAAGGATAGGTGAAAAATAAATGAGTAATGAATTGTTAGAAAAAACAATCGCTACAAACACTACAGCAACTGCTAGCATGGCTGGCAGCGCTGACCCAACCACTGGTATCCACGTAGGTTCCGAGGGTAAAGGTGGACTTCTCAATCCTGAGCAGTCAGCACGTTTCTTGGACTATATGTTCGATGCAACAGTTATTGGTAAGGTAGCACGTACTGTCCGTATGAAGGCAGACACAACAGAAATCGATCGTATTGGCGTTGGTGAGAAGCTTATGAAGCTTGCAACCGAAGGCGACGATACATCATCAAATGCTAAGGTAGACTTCTCAAAGATCTCTCTTACAACAAAGAAGCTTCGCTTGGACTGGGAGCTTTCAACAGAATCTCTAGAAGATAACATTGAAGGTCCAGATCTAGAAGATCACATCGCCCGCTTGATGGCAACACAAGCAGGTAACGACATTGAAGACGTAGTTCTCAATGGTAATACAGCACTTTCATCAGATGCACTATACAAGTCATTTGATGGTGTTGTAAAGAAGGCAAAGGCATCAGGTCACGTAGTTGACGCAGCGGGAGCTAATATCTCACGTGCAGTATTCAACTCAGCACTTAAGGCACTTCCACGTAAGTACAAGCAACGTCGTCAAGATCTCCGCTTCCTAGCAGGATCAAACTTGATTCAAGATTACTTGTATTCAACATCACAAAACATCCAGAACGTAAACCCACAAGATATTGCTTCAAGCATTATCCGTGGTGATCAGCCAGGTCTTGGCGGTCCAGCTGGATTCGTAGCACCATTCGCATTCGGTATTCCAATTGTAGAAGTTCCACTTCTAAAGGAAGCTGAAGACGGCGATTATTCAGGAGCATCAGGTGACCACGGAGACGTCCACCTAACATTCCCAAATAACGTTGTTATTGGTATTAAGCGTGATGTAACACTATACCGCTTCTTCTGGCCACGTAAGGACTCAATTGAGTACACAATGTATACTCGTGTTGGCGTTCAAATCGAGCAGGCAGACGCTTGGGTTGTTGTTAAGAACGTAAAGGTTGCTTCCTAATTTAGGATAAAATCTCAAGAAAGGCCCCTAATTAATTTTAGGGGCTTTTCATTTTAATTTACTAATGCTATAATTAATTTACTTAGACTAAGGAGTAAATATGTCATTTGAGACATTAAAGGTATCAGAACTACATAAAATTGCGGAAGACTTTGCCGTAAGCACAGAAAGCCTAAAAAGCAAAAAAGATATAATCGCAGCTCTAGCAGAAGAAGGCGTCACATGGTCAATTTATGCTAAAACATTAAACTTGCCAGAAGAATCTGAAGATCAGTCAGATGAAGTAATTGCAAAGTTTGATCCAAATGCTGAACAGCCAGAAGACAGCGTACTAGTTAGGATGACTAGGGATAATTTTAGATACGATATAATGGGTATTACGTTTACAAAAGAACATCCATTTGCTGCTGTAAATAAAAAGAAAGCACAAGAAATTTTTGATAAAGAGGAGGGTTTTCGTTTAGCAACTCCGAAGGAAGTACAGGAGTACTACCACTAAACGTAAACATAAAAAATGTCTGAAATATTAATTGGTGGAGACAGTTCACCACTTTCTTTACGAGTAATGTATCGTGGAGAACCAGCACAACCAGATGCAGCACCAATAGTTAAAGTCTATGACGTAACTGAAGATCCAGCCATATACCCTGCAATACTTCCGACGCAACTTCTCACAACACTGTCTTCAGAATTGTCAGAAGTTGATGTTGGAACCTATCACTGTCATTTGCCAGTATCTTACATACAGAGACAAAGATCTTTAAAGCTAGTTTGGCAATATGATATGGATGGTCAAACGATTACAAAGGAACACAAAGTTTTTATTGTAACTCCATATACTGATTTAACACAGGCAGCAGAAATATTGGGAGTAAGTACAGAACCTTATGACCCTGGATATAAGAGTATTAAAGAATTAACAAATGCAGAAAGATATGCAAGAAAAACAATAGAAGCTTACACTGGACAAAATTTTTATCTTTATGATGATGCACATGTTATTTATGGTGGAGGCTCAGACACTTTGCCACTACCATACAAAATAAATGATTTACATGAAATATATGCAAATGGAAGCCTACTTCTAGACAATATTAATGAAGTTAATAATTGGGGTAGAGTTGTTGAAATTACAGAAAGCGGATACGGTCTTAGAGTAAACAGATCAGCCGCATTAGATAGTATTGTATACACTACAAACGGAATGGTACCGCCTTCAGTTAATGATGTTACAGCAGGATCATTTATTAATGGATATGAATATAAAATTCAAGGTAAATTTGGATGGGACTATGTTCCAGACGACATTGAACTAGCATGCATAGAGCTAATGAAAGATTATTTTGCAAAAGATAGAGCATGGAATAATAAGTATGTAAAACGAATACAGACTTTTGACTGGAATTTTGAATACGATACAACGGCATACAAGGGGACTGGAAATAAATATGTAGATCAGCTACTAGATCCATACGTGCTGACTCAAATGGTTGTGGTGTAAAATGATCGATCTAATTGATTCAATATTATCAATGGATCTGGATTTATATGTGCAATCCGAAACACAAGATGCCAATACTGGAGCAATTAAAAAGGAATGGATGTTTTCTAAAACAATTCCATGTCATGCAAAAGGAATAGTAAGCAATTCAGCAACAGCCAGGTCTGGGGATAAACAGGTTTTTGGGGCAAAATATATAAATGACCAAACCATACAAATTAGAACTATAGAAAAGCTTAATGTAAGGCAAAAAATAACAAACATTAGAGATAGCTCTGGAAATGTAATTTGGAGTGAAATTGATTATCCTCAAGAAACTCCAACTGTTTTTGAAGTTGTTGGCGTAACACCTATCACTGACCCATTCGGCGGAACCCTAGGATTTAACTCGACTCTAAAGAGATCGGAGAACCAGACAATTGGAATCTAGTACAGCATTAATTCAAGCAGCAAGCGGACTTGAAAGACTCATGGTTGGCGCTAGACCAGGTCCAATTAAAGATAGCAATGTTGCACAAATTTCTGCTTTTATTTATTATCAAGCAAACGTAATAGCTAAAATGACAAATAACAAATCATTTCAAAATAAATTTACTAAAACAATTTTTGATCAAATTAATAAAGATTTTGGAGAATATATTGACGCCAAATCAAGAACTTCATCAAGATCATTACACCATGTTTATGAATGGAAAAAAGTAGGAGACCCATCTGGAAGACTATTTAAATTAAATAAAGTATCACAAGATGGTCTTTCATTTAAATTAAATTATGAATTAATGCCATCAAAGTCTTTTGTTCCAACTCAAAGAGGCAAGCATAGGCACGTATTTAAAAACAAGGCTTCTGTAATGGAAGCAGGAATGCCTGTTAAAATTGCTCCAAGGGCCGCTGAGCGCATAGTATTTGAGATTGATGGAAATGTAGTCTTTATGCCAAAAGGAGCTTCAGTGACCGTTCAGAGGCCAGGCGGAAGCGGTGTAAAAAATCAATTCTCTCTAAATTACAGTAGATGGTTTTCTTCAAATCTTGTAAGCCTTTCAATTAAAAAATCGGGATTTCAAAACTTATTTAATCAATCATTATCAAAGGCATTAAAGGTTCCATCAGAAATTAAAAGAGTTCAGTATTCATTTTCCCCAAACTCAATTAGACTTCAGGCAGATGCAGCTTTGACATCATCATTTGGAGGAGCACTATAATGACAAAATGGAATTTTGATGCAATGTACGATCTTCGTCAATTCATATGGACAAATTTGCAGGACTCTGGAATCATTGATAAGGACGATTATTACAGCGATAATTTAGGCAAGTCAATTGTTCCAATATTGCCCGTTCAACAACAGCCCGAAATGAATCAATTTCTAAATAATAAAACTCATATTGTTTATGATAAGGTCGGAATGTCGTATGAGGACAACTGGGCAATATGCTGTGAGCAAATCCTATTTACTATTTATGACTCAGACTATGCCAAAATTAATGAAATTAGAAACTTTATGGTAGACCTATTTAGAAGAATGGATGAATCAGCAGGAGATCTAAATCGATATAGCGGTCTTTCAGAAAAGTTTAAATTCCATAGTATTTATATTGCCGATATATCTCCAACTAGCCCCTCAGAAGAAATACAGGGGTTTTTATCAGCAGATGTGGTACTAGAAGTTAAATATTCAAGAATCCTAGATGGCTCAGGCAGATATTTGTAATTTGCCTTATTAGGTTAAATCGACTAAAATTGGTCTAGAGGAAAGGCCTAGCCAGCAAACAACTTTTTAAAATTTTACAGGAGGTAGAATAAATGGCACAAGTAGCAGGTAATGCTAAAAATATTCTTGTCGGTGCTTCACCACTCTTTATTTCAAATGTAGACGTTACATCAGCAGATTACATTGAAAACGCAGAGGCAGGCGTAGCTATTACAAGTGGTGGTTCAGTACCAGCATTTTCAACAGGAACATCATATACAGACTCATTGAACACAATTAGTTCAGGAGATTTTTATTACAGAAACGTTGGATTTACAAACAACGGTCTTCAAATTACTTATAACCCAACATACGACTCAGTGACTGTTGACCAGTTGCTAGATACAGCTAAGCTGTTCAAGTCTGCAATGGAAGTTATGATTGCAACAGAAATGTCCGAAGGTACACTAGAAAACGTTCTAGTTGTATTCGGTCAAGGAGAAGGCACTAAATCAGAAACAGGAACAGGTACCTCATACAAAGAGACACTTGGTATCGCTGGTGGAGCCCTTGGCGAAAAGCCAACAGAGCGTCAACTTATTGCAGTAGGTCAAGCACCTACTTCACAGGGTGGAAATGACGTAACAGCAGCAGAGCGTGTATATTATGCACGTCGTGTATTGTCAGTACAGCAATCACAATTCTCTCTAGCTCGTACCACAGCAACAACATTCCCAGTAAACTTCCGTCTTCTTCCAGATGCAGCATATGCTGGATCTGAGTACGGCAAGATTATTGACCGTGTTATCACAGCATAATAATTAATTTATTATAATAGGGAACCCCCATTAATTTGGGGGTTTCTGCTTGTATTGGTAAAATTATTTTGTTATAATGGTTAAGACTATCCAAGGAGGATAAATTGGCAACTACAGTATATAACGTAGAAGAAATCAAATTACAGAACGGCACAGTGGTAACTCTTAAGCCACTATCAATTAGCGAACTTAGAAAGTTTATGATTGCAGTAGAAAAAACTGGCCAGTCTACATCAGAAAATGATACATTAACAGCACTAGTAGATGCATGTGGAGTTGCTTTAGAAAAGCAAGTTCCTGATCTAGTAAAAGATAGACAAGCATTAGAAGAAGCTTTGGACGTACCAACAATCAATCGCATACTTGAGGTATGCGGAGGGATTAAACTTGACGACCCAAATCTTCTAGCGGCAGCGGTTCTGGCTGGTCAGAACTAGATTTAGCCGCTTTAGAAGGAGAAGTTTTTCTATTAGGACATTGGAGTAACTACCAAGAACTTGAAGAAAACTTATCAATGCCAGAACTTATTCAAACTCTAGATGCAATGCAAAAAAGAGAATCTTCAAATAGAAAATTCTTAGCAGGACTCCAAGGAGTTAATTTAGAGATTGAAGAAGAAAAAAATGAAGGTCCCACCTTCGAAGACATAAGAATGAGAGCACTTGGAATAACAGCAAGTAAAGACGATGTAGTTTCACTACAAGGATCTCTTGCAGCAAGCGCAGGATTTGGAATCGGAGCAGGATTGGGATACTCTAAGGAGTAATATAGATTAATGGCCAATGAGAATATAGTAACAAATATAGTTGCTAGCTCCGATTTCTCAAACCTTATAGCAGATGTCTATAAGGTTACAAATGCCTTATCTAGAATGCAAGAACAAACTGCAAACCTTAATAGGACCATGCAGGGCCAAATCGGAAAAATGCATCAAACATTTTCCGATACAATTAAAAGTACAGGTCAATTTTCAACACACTTTGTAAGCCTTTCATCAGATGCAGAAAAGTTTGGTAAAAGTCTAGACTCTGGAAAATTAAAATTAAAAGACTATTATAAAACATGGAACGAGCACCATAGGACATCCACTGGACTTGTGCGAGATCTTGCAAAACAACAAGTAACATTACAGAATGCTGTATTTCAATCCCTAGGTAAAAACGCACAAGGGCTACAGCAGTTTAATGTTCATATTCCAAGAGGACTTGATGAAATAAAAAATAAGAGTGCAATTGCTAGACAAGAATTGCAAATTATGAATAAGGTTGTTCAAGAAGGAGCTAATCAGTTAATTAACTGGGGTAAAAACACTCAGTGGGCAGGACGCCAGTTAACAGTAGGATTAACAGTTCCAATTGCAGCATTTGGTAAAGCTGCAGCAGATGCGTTTAGACAAGCAGATCAAGAACTTGTAAGATTAACAAAGGTTTACGGAGATATAGCAGGAACTTCATCAGAAGAATTAGGAAGAGTAAGAAAAGATGTTGTTGAAACATCTAGAGACATTGCAAACGCATACGGCGTTTCATTTAAAGAAACTATTGGT